AATTTTTCGACTAATCTACCCATCAGACTCCAACCACTAATTTACGCCAGCCATCTAGACCACCTGTAAAGTCGGTGACAGTGACTGGGCCAAGGTCTTCTGTGATTGGGTTATTACCAGCAGCACCCACAGTAGCCTGTGTAAGTGTAATAGATTGGTTTCCATCTGCCTGTGTGGGTACAGAAGATACAGTGATTTTTCCATTATGCCCGTTAGCGTGTTCAATGGCGGCTTTCAATTGCACTAGGAATGCGTTTTGAGTAGCAACACTACCTGTCACATTCACTGCTACAGCAATACCGCCCGCTAATGCGCCCGCTGTGCCTGCACCAGTGTCAGAACTACCTGTCAATACATCACCTGTGGCTACAGAAGTAGCGTTATCATCTACAACAACATAAGTTTTAGTGGTGTTGTCAGTCGATACTAGTGTAATTGCTTGCTTTTCTGCCATGGTTGTACCTGCTGTTACTAGGGCATCACCGTCAGCCACAGTAATGGTGGCTGTGGCAGCAGTTTTGGTACCATGATATACAAATCGACCATATTTACCTACAGCCAGAGCATAATTGAGACCAGTTGTATCGAATGTAACAGTGTTACTACCGCTCGATGCATCATTTCTCAATTCTACTATGTGACCGTTAGGGAATACACCTGATGGATTGAGTGTTAATGATGATGCAGTTGGGTCTTTAATGAAAATGTTCGGACCATCGAATTTGAATGTGTCGGCGGCTACAGATTCGCCGCCTGAAAAGAAGTTACTAGCGCTAACAGTGGCTAAATCTTCTGTAATAGCAGTATTACCCGCATGACCCACAGTAGCCTGAGTCAAAGTGACACTCTGGTAACCATCTGCTGCACCCGGTACACTACCAACAGTAATCTTACCATTGTGACCGTTTGCATGTTCTATCGCTGCTTTAAGTAGCACCAAATATGCGTTTTGGGTCCCACTAGACAAATTAAATCCAACAGATATACCAGTAGCGCCACTTGATAGTGTAGCGGTAATGCTACCAGTTGATTTGAGAGTAGCACCTGCTGTTACAGCACTCAAATGCGCTACTCCACCATCATTAGTATCTGACACAAAGTAATCTTTCTTAGTACCATCAGTACTAGTGATTGTAATTTTTTGACCAGCAGTTAAACCGTGTGCTGCGTCACCATCTGTACAAGTAACAGTGGCTGTCGCTTTTGTAGGAGTATCTATCTCAACTTCATTAGGACCTAACCTGTGTGTAACTCTTGAAGCACCCATCTTACCGCTAAAGTACAATTTAGAATTGGCAGTGCTGTCTACTTTGTTGGTATCTATTGGAGAATGACTTTGCCACATCACTCCGAATGGTGAGGCGGCCAAATCACCCGCTTCATTACCACTGTATATGTTATCTAGAGTTTTATTATTTACACCATCTATAGCGTTAGCAGAATCTACGTTGTCTAAAGCCCCACCAGTACCGGGGGTGAAAATGACAGGTGTTTGTCTGTAGTAATAGCGTTTATCGTGAACTTCTGAAGCAGTGAATCCACCGGGGATACTACTTTGATTAGCACCAATAGTCATTCTCACCGCTGCTAATACAACATGCTGTTGATTAGAAAAAGAAGCAGTACCCACATGAGGGCTAGTAAGGAAATTAGATGGTATCTGAGGAGTGCCTGTTGTAGGGTTAACTGGGTCTCCTAATTCATACATAAGGTGACTGTTAGAACTATTACTGGTGAGATAAATTGCTGCCCACAGTTCTGTAATAGATGAATTTGGTAAACCTGCCACACTAGGGGCACTACCTGTCCCATTTTGATAATTGACAGTAGTACCTAACGTGAATGTAGCACTAGAGCCCGGCCCACCAGCAAAACTGTACACCGCACCATCAATCACTACATAACCACCTTGCACAGTGACAACCCCTGCTGAAGTAACAGACACATGTCCGGGAGTGCTAGAACCTACAGCGTTTCTATTACTAGCACCTATTGCAAAATCTTCTCCTCTAATTATCCCATTACCGTGATGGGCCTCATACGTATTGGTAAGGGAAGGTGAAGTAATAGAGTCACCATCTCTTAAACCACTAGAGCCTGAAAAAGAAGTGGCTGCTGTGTGACCTGAAATAGGATTAGACATATCACTTTACCTCCACAATTATTGAGAACTTCAACTCGTTTCCGCTTGTTTTGGTGACAGGCTGTATAGTATATCTAAAGATTGGTAGGGTGTCAGTGCTATCAGAGGGATTGGTGTACTGCAAAACTACCTCTTGAAGTGGATTTTCAAACGTAACAGATGTACCTATTTTGCCTTCTACTGATATTGTGTGCTCGTCTAGTACTTTTACAGATGGTGTTACAATAACTGCTGGTCTACCTGCACCACCATCATCAGAAGTAGCGGGACTTCCATCGAATCCAAATACCATTTGGTTTATTTTGTTCGCTAAAGTCTCTGTCAAAAATCTGTGACTTTCTATCAATAATGGCATGTCATTTCCCTCTTAATACTCTATCTTTCGTGCTGTTTATACCTGTTCTGCTAGCGTTCGTGCTGGTTAGTTTCGGCCTGTATAGGTTACCGTGTATGGCCCCACGTGGTCCACTACCAATAATTAACCCGTCTCTAGCCACAAATTTAACCTTCGCTTCAAAACTACCCTTGATGCTTATTTTTGCACTGGCTGACAAATTAATTTTATCAATTTGCCCTGCTCTACTAGTTCCATCTGAAAAGTTAGTAGTTACTTTATCTTCTTGGAATTTTTGTAGAATATCCTCTACGCTGGTCAATACTGATGATAGCACAACATCAGTGGTCTTTTCTGTCAAATTATGTTTAGTTTCTAGTACTATATTTTCATTTATTTCTTCACTATCTATGAATTTTAATTGGTCCCCGGGAGATATTTTAGAGCCTTTCAGGACACCTTGTATAGTCTTGGTGTTCTCAGCACGACCAGCAGTCGCCAAAAGCCTTTGACCAATCCGTTGAGCAGATATTTCTGTGTTAGCAGTTGGTATGTGTATACCACCTGATATTTCGTTAACCATACCATCAGTCTGCCTACCAGTATCGTCAACTCTAATCACATTGTCCATATTATTAGCCCATTTTTTACCGTAAACAGTAACCCTATTTGGTGAGTGATTCATGTTATCTGTAGATATGCCCCCAGTAATCATTGTATCACTAAGGAAGTGTTCTTTATCCACTTTATTTTGGTGTGTATAGTGCATGTTACCGAATTTGTCTGCCCTTATACTCTGCCCGTCATGTTTTGACACAAATCTAAGCGCTGAAATGGCATCAACATCGTTAAAAGAGTGTGATAAGAAAGTAGTAGTCTGCCTTTTCTTATCCACCATGGTAGAAGTGATGCTACCACCCGCTTGACCTGCTATTTTGACTGCCAAATCAGTTGTTCTCAAACCAATATCTATACTTTGACCTAATTTTACTAAGTTGTCATCAAAACCTATGTCTGATAACGACCTACCCTTCATGTTTGGTAATTTGAAACGATTACCAATAGCAGTATTAGTAGAGGTTGATTCTGGCGCCAGCCTATTCTTCGGTTTATTTGAAGAAAATATAAGCACAGGAGAGTCATTTATAGTAGCGCTTGTGGACGCATTGATTGTGCTGATATTTTGTGAATTTATGTTACTCTGATATATTGCACCATTGTAGTTATTATTGTGAGTCAATGTTATTTCTTCTTCACCTTCAATTAAACGGTAAGACCTGTCATGAGATATATTGAAATCACCGTTAGTAGCAGGTGTTACCTTGTGACCATTAGTAGTTTTGTTATATTCACCATGTATAACTGCGTTATCTATGAAAGACGGTACAAACACAGACGCTGCTGGTGCTTCTTGCGTCAACGAATTTGACAAAGAAGTAGATACATTACGGGTCGCTCTAACCATCAAATGTCACCTCCCCAACTTGGGTGAGTGTAAGTTGTTTGATTACGTATAGATTGACTATATCTAGCAGGTACAGAATAATCGCTTCTGTCGTCTTTTCCAGTCTCTTTTTCAGTAATTCTTCTAGCAGCGTCTGAATAAAAGTGTGACAAAGTATTTTCTGACATTACTATTCTACCAATAGATGTTGAAAGCCCACCTGTTTGAGGTGAGTATATGACTCCGCCTACAAATGACCTCACATCTAATGCCGTTAAGAATTCACTGCCGCTGGCATCAGTAAGAGAGACTGTGGTATTACCTGCTTCACCAGCAACATTTTGTTGTATGAATACTACGTTATTGTTACTGAAAGCATTAAAATCACTCTGATGGTCAATACACGCTGCCAAGTTACTCGCTACATATGATGCTGATGTAAATGTTAAAGTTTGATTGGTTTTACTACCGCCTGTGGTAGCAACACTCAATTCAAATGATGTTGAACTATTAATAGACACAACAGTAGCCCCCGCAGGTATACCTGTACCACTGACAGACATACCGATTTGAACATTCGCAGTGCTGTCCATGGTAATGGTCGGGTCATTATTGTAATCACAAGTGGCGTCTGTAAAGGATTTAGCCCAAGTTCTACTGGCGGGGTCTTGTGAACCAACAGTGAAATCAACATCACTACTTGGAGCACTTGTTGTTCTCAGAGTTACTTTATCACTTGTTGCTATGCCGTCAGTATCTACTATGGTAATAGTAGCAGTAGCCTTTGCGTTGGTGCTCACCTTATTAGATTGGAAAGTAGTAGTCATAGAGCCACTAATTAAAGGACCGTGTGAGATTGGTACTGTTAGTCGAGTTGTAGCCGTATTTAGGCTTGACATTGGCTCAAGAGTATAGACTGGGAAATGTGGACCTGCCCCGCTAGCCAACGTAATTGCATTGCGTTGTGATGGCACGTAGAAATTGAACATACCGTATTTACCACCAGAAGTAGCCCTGTAGAAATTGTTACCGTTGTCAGAACCGTGTTCAAAATCTTTGACAGTCACATTAGTTAGGCCTTCTGTAATCACAGTGTTACCAGCAGAGCCAACCCCTGCTTGTGTAAGATGGAGAGTAGTATCTACTAGTGTTACGAGGATTTTACCGTTATGACCAGCACTATGTTCTATACAAGTTTTTAGCGCTGCCGCTGCCGCTGCTGCATCAGTATTGACAAATTCTCTACTACCTGCTGTTGTAGAGGCTTTGGCGGTATAAGTTCTAGACGTGCCCTCATAATCAATTATGGTGATTGTTTCATCTACAGACGCAGCACCTGTAAAAATTATCTTAGCCTTCGCAGCAGATTGACTCTGTGGTGCAGCAGTCTTCAAAACAGGAGTATGCCTAAACATTTGCATATGGGTATTGTCTAAAATTCTATTCGGTCTGATGAGGAACTGAATTGATTTATCAGTAATGTTAGTTTTAGTGCTAGGTAAGTGGTTGGCATCTTGGTAAGGGTTAGAACTTGTGCCTGCTGTTGTAACATTACCCCAACCAGTATCGTCAAACGCATCACCAAAACTACTGACTTCTAATACATATGTCCCACCTAATGGCCACATAGCATAACAGTTAGAAGATTTGAAAACAGCGTTAGTAGGTTGTGCAGACCAAGTTATCGCAGTCATGTTAACATCTAGTAAAGTACGGTTACCTCCAGTATAGGAGCCACCAAGTGCTGTTCTTTGACCTACTTCTCTATCTGTGTGAAGACTATACGCTTGTGTAGATATTACTACATATTCTCTCTTTTCACCATTACGCAAATCGCCTAAATTATCAGCATCTATACCTAACCTAGGGCTTGATTTAGATATTGGTTCAAACAAATCGACACCATAACTGAAAGTACCACTAACGTTTTCTACTCTCTTACTAACACTAGCCTCTGGTTTCAAAAGTCCTGCACTATCGGCCACACCTAGTCTAGTGCTGATACCTATTTTCTTTTCATCATCAGACAAAGCAGAATTTTTAGGCCTAATTATACCAGTGCCAAAGTTGGGCTCAGCAGTATTCGCAGACAGCAACAACCCAGCACTTGTAGAAGCCTGAGATACATCATGTAGTAAACTTTCATTGAAAGTAGTAGGCCATCTTACCCCACGACCATCCCCTCTGTCACCCACTCTCATGGCGGTTTGGGGATTGAACCAATCAACTACAGCCATAGAAGTGGTATCATTGTTGACACTATTTGGTTCGCCACTCATTCTATCAGTTAAATCACCTTTGAATACTGATGCTGCACC